CTTCTTTACTTATATATTCTAAAGCTTTAATATATTGGTTAATCTTTTCTACTCCTGCCTTAGGGTCATATATAAACTGAGCAATTATCCATTCAGTTGTAGTAAATGAATTATCAATTCCCATTTGTTGGTGCATCGCCTCAATTTTCTTTAATACTCCTTCTTGAATAAGTACATTTTTAGCCTCTTTTAAGTTCTCAATCTCTTGCTGACTTTTAGATACCCTTTGCTTAGATTCAATAATTTGCTGAGTAGTATATTCTAAATTTTTAGTATTTCTTAAAGCTTCTCTTTCATTTCTATCCAATGCAATAGCAGTATCAGTAATCAATTTTTGAGTTCCTGCGTCTCTGTTAGCAATTTGGCTTTCTATATTTTGTGCTAAAAACTTGTTGGTAATATCCTTGCCAGTTGCGTCTTTCAAAATTCGAATTGTATTTGCATCTATTTGGTTTACTTCTGCCTTAATCTTTTGTTTCTGCTCTTGCATTACATCAATGCTCGCACCAACTTGCTTTGATTGCATATACTGATCTATAATCTGACCGAAATTAAATGCTGGTGCTTGTGGATTCCATGTTTTAGTATCAGAAGAACGAATAGGAGCCGATACATTGCCAGGGCCTCCGCCATATATCAAGTGAGGATTTAAACCTGCTGCTTTTAACCTTGCCATTTGATTAAGAGGGCTGTTATACTCATTGGTTCTTGCCCAATCAGCTAAAGCGTCTTCCCTTTGGCGTTTATACATTGCTTCATTCCATTTCCTTTGTGCTGCATTAGTTGCTAATTGTGAAACGGTGTTTCCTGCTGCGTTTCCTAATCCTGCTAATAGTGTTGCTACTGGTAACGTAATAGGCATATTTTAGTTTTTTAATTTTGTAAGTGTTTCCACTAATTGTTATTTTGCTCTTTGCTACTCCTCGTTCGTGGCGCTGCGCTTCGTGTCCTTGTCGTCATTTGTCGCTTTTTTACACTTAGTGTCAATAAGCACTAATATATCAAGGGTGTATTAGTGCTTATTGCGTTGCTTGCGCGCTTCGCTTGCTTTTCGACTTTTATTGGCTGCGAGTAAACTCGCAGACCAAAAAAGCCGGTTTTTAAGAGTTTTGTTCGTTTTCATCCTTAATCTCTGTAATTGTTGTTCTTTTCTTAGCCTTTTTCTTTTCTACTTCCTGTTTTACTCTTTCGTTAATAGCTTTTAACTCTTCACGAGCTTTTTCTGCTAATTCTTCTCTATCTGCTAAATCTAATTTCTCTGGGTCTACATCAAATCCTTCTTCACCTTCCCAAATAGGTGTTTTTGCTCCTTCCAATGGGAGACCTTTAGCATAACGTACCAATAATTCCCTTAATGTCATTGACTGATCAGGTACTGTCTTGCTTTCTTGATTGTTTTCTTGTCCTTTATACTCTTTTTTAAGTAAGACGGGGGAAATGTGACTCATAATTTAACTTTTAATGTTTGTTGTTTAAATGGTTTTTGTCTTGTTTTTGCTTTTTTAGCCATTCGTCTGAAATCGTTAGCGGTTTCTTCTGCATGTTTATACCAGTACAAATCGCCATACTTGTTTTGTAATTCATCTACCTGTTTTTGCGATTCTGCACGCATAAATACTCCGATTCTAAATTTTTGACCTTTGTCATAAAGTTTGTCTTTGTAATACCTGGGCATAGCGGCTTTCTTACCGTCTTTTAATGGTAAATACACTTTGTTCTCTATGTTACCGCGTGTGTGCCACTTAATCATGTTTGGAGTTAAATATCCTGCACCCAATCCTTTAGACATGAGTGCGAACTCTTTTTGTCTATCATCCCCATTAAATTGGGGTATCTTCTTTTCCTTGATAATATACTTGAGAGTATAACCAACGCTGGCATCACCAACATCACCAAAATGCACATTCCCAATGCTAACATTATTAAGAGTCCAAGCATTTTCTACTATTTTAGGGTTTGCGTTAAATAATATTATATGATAGTGTGGTCTGTCGCCGGTGTCGCCATATTCTCCTACTGCGTAATAAGATATTTTTTGCTTAGTTAATTTTCTAAGCCTTTTAAAAAAATCTTGTACATCCTTTTTAACAAGCGTTTGCAAACCATTCTTTGTGGTTTTAATATGCTCATCATTATAAGTAAGAGTAACAAAGTGAGCAGAATTGCTCTGCTCACTTTGTTTGTTTAGTCTAAATGCCCATCCTGATACTCTGCGTCTTATACATGCGGGACATTTTCCACATGGAAATGGCATATATCCAGTTTCTACACCTTTTACAATTTCCATTTTCTTATGGAAGGGTGTTTGGCATCTTGTACTCATATTAGAACATTGGAGTTCCGAACTTAGGCATAGGTCTTACTGCACGTATCTTGTGCAATACTTGACAATATAAATTGTCCGTTCCTTCTGGTTCATCCAATACTGCAAATATGCGGTCAACATCATCTGGTGCACACTCAATAAATGTTTGGTTTAATGAAGGAAGGTTACTAAATATCCTACCTAAATGCCAATAATCTAATGTTGTGCGAAAATCTCCTGCTACTCTGTTTGGCATAAACTTATACTCAGCATAACGGGGTACATAACCAAATGTGTTCTGGTCTCCTGCAGTATATGCATATAACTCAGCATTTACTACTGGTTGTTCTCCAATATGTGCAAATGAAGGCCAAAAGAAATCAAGCGGGTCATTTTTAAGATATGTTTTTGGTACTCCTTGCTGGTAAGCAGTTTTTGGCATGACGGACATAATTCCAATAATATATCCATGCTCTTCACAGAAATATGTACCATATTTTCCAGTTGTTACTGCTACTCCATGTCCTGCCATATTACCTTGAGGCAACTCGCCAGTTGTTCCAGTTGTATTTAATACTTCACTAATTACTACTGGTGTTTTAACTCCAGTAATATATTCTGGGCGTTGTAACCTTTTATCGCTACTTTTTACGCCGAAATGCATTAAAATATTCTCAATATATCGTGTTCCACCGCGTGCATTTTTCTCTAACCACTCTTGTAAACGAAATGCTCTGCGTAAATCGTTAATTGTTGTTGCTGAAATATCAAATTCGTCACCGTCTACAAATAAAAAGCCAGGATCTACAATTGAACTTCCTAAATCTAATTTTGCATTAAAATTATTCCAATCAACATTTCCTCCAGGTTGTGGATAATTATCAGAATATGCTGTTTTATCAACAAACGTGTTACTTACTCTTACTGGTACATCATTTTCAATGTTTCCAATAGGAATATCTACTGCTGCGCCTTTTTGTGCAAATGGTAAAGCACTTGTAAAATAATCGTGCTCCCATGCTCTTTTGCGTAATACGGTTAAATCTGCATTTAATGTATTATCTCCATCAGATAACTCATAATTTACCTCAGGCACCAAGTTTTGGTCTCTATAATACTCGTTATATATAGCTTGGTAAGCTGCAAGTGGCAGCGCGTTAATGTTTATAGGTACACTTGGGCTACTATTGTTTGGAGGTACTCCCAAATAATCAAGAAACTTCTTTTGTGCCGCTGTAATAGTTCCCGTATTTTGAAAATATGGTAGTGTATGCGTTGTGTTTGCATCTACTATAAACTTTTCCCAATTTTCCCAAGTTATTCGGTTTGGTACAAAAAAATAGTGCATACTTACATCCATTCTGTGCATAACTGGGGCGAGTAGTGGTGCGAATCGAATCAAGCTATCGCATCCAATATTAAACATATCACCGGGTACACATTCTATCACGCATGTGGGCGTAAGTTGTCCCATTTTACTTGACATTTTTACGTCATGTGTTAAATCAAACACATTCTTTTTCGGTTTACTTACTTCAACCGAGTTGAAAAGGTTTTTGTTTGCCATTTTTGTTGGTTTTGTTTATATAGGTTTATAATCTAATACCTCCGCGACTTACATAATATTTGCGAAGTCTTTTAGTTTTTGACCGACGTTTGCGGTTTCGCTTAGAATAGAGTCTTCTGCGCATTTTGTTGATTTTTAAGGGTTTTTATTTATTTGTTGTTTAGTAATTATTAGTAATTTTTCCTATAATTTATATTATATTCAATCTCAGTTAATTACATGACATAACCAAACTTTTTATATAATTTTTTTTCCACATATATGTAAATATCCCCTACCCTATCGGGTAGGGTGTTAGTTTTTACTTAATTCCGAATATTGATTGTGCCAAATCCAATAAAGATTTGCCAGTTGTCTTAATTCCTTCTTTACTTATATATTCTAAAGCTTTAATATATTGGTTAATCTTTTCTACTCCTGCCTTAGGATCATATATAAACTGAGCGATTATCCATTCAGTTGTAGTGAATGAGTTGTCAATTCCCATTTGTTGGTGCATCGCCTCGATTTTCTTTAATACTCCTTCTTGAATAAGTACATTTTTTGCTTCTTTTAAGTTCTCAATCTCTTGCTGACTTTTAGATACCCTTTGCTTTGATTCAATAATTTGCTGAGTAGTATATTCTAAATTTTTAGTATTTCTTAACGCTTCTCTTTCATTTCTATCCAATGCAATAGCAGTATCAGTAATCAATTTTTGAGTTCCTGCGTCTCTGTTAGCAATTTGGCTTTCTATATTTTGTGCTAAAAACTTGTTAGTAATATCCTTGCCAGTTGCGTCTTTCAAAATTCTAATTGTATTTGCATCTATCTGGTTAACTTCTGCCTTAATCTTTTGTTTCTGCTCTTGCATTACATCAATGCTCGCACCAACTTGTTTGGATTGCATATACTGATCTATAATTTGGCCGAAATTAAATGCTGGTGCTTGTGGATTCCATGTTTTAGTATCAGAAGAACGAATAGGGGCAGATACATTGCCAGGGCCTCCGCCATATATCAAGTGAGGATTTAAACCTGCCTCCCTTAATCTTTGCATCTGTGCTAACGGAGAATTATATTCATTTGTTCTAGCCCAATCAGCTAAAGCATCCTGTCTTTGTCTATTATACATTGCTTCATTCCATTTCCTTTGTGCTGCATTAGTTGATAATTGTGAAACGGTGTTTCCTGCTGCACTTCCTAATCCTGCTAGTAGTGTTGCTACTGGTAAAGTAAGGGGCATAATTTAGTTTTTTAATTTTGTAATTGTTTCCACTAATTGTTATTTTGCTCTTTGCTACTCCTCGTTCGTGGCGCTGCGCTTCGTGTCCTTGTCGTCATTTGTCGCTTTTTTACACTTAGTGTCAATAAGCACTAATATATCAAGGGTGTAT